TGAAACTCATAGCGTTTTTCTGTGCCGCCACCTGAAAGTGTGACGTTTTCATCGCATAGATTAGCCGCTGTTGTGAAACTGGTGTCATTGATCTCGCTTGACGCCGCACCAAGGCCGTATCGTGTATCTGTGAGGTAATCCCTGATGCACAATGCGGCGTTTGCTGAAAAGGCTGTGGATGAGTTGCGTGGATCAAATACCTTTTTGCCAGATACAAGAGCCGTGATTGTTGGGATGCCGTTGGGGAATGCATCTCTGTCAAACTCCAGCCTTGCATATAGATAGGCCACACCACGCAAACGATGCTGTGCTGTCCAGCCAGCCTCACTCTCAGACACCAGATCAGTATCCGCCGCTTGCCCATCTGTGCCGCTGTGCGTGTTGATCCTGACCTTGTTTGCATACCTTGTCGGCGAGGTGCAGTTGCCGTTTCCATCCAGCGTAAGCTCAACATCATTTAACCTGATTGCTGATATGCTTTGAACCTCATGACTGGCAAGCGTAACAACCAGATGAAGATACTGATCATTATCCGTTGACTCAATATGAGCCAAAAGACCTGAAACTCGCACTGTGCCGTAAACAGCCCGTCGTGGCTGAGTCGGCTGTTTGATCATCGACCTTCTGGCTTGGGATTGCTGAAGAAAATCAGAAAACCTTGGAAGCTCTGGAACAGGCGCGAGTGCAGACATAGCGGCTGAACTGGCCGCATAAAGTGCGAATTTTGTTGCATACGCCGCTGTCTTTCCCATTGAGGCGGTAAAACCGCCAGGTCCGGCAATTGCTGTCATTATTGCCGCTTGCAACAGTGTCTTGGGGTCAGTTAATGATTTAATAAGTCTTTTGAAAAATCCCATTACGTCCCCCAGACAATTTCTTTATCTTGAAGGCCAGCGACAAAATCAAAACCTTTGTCATCTGGGAAATCAATCTTTTGATCTTCACTTGTGTACCGCCTGACCTTGGCAACCTCCAATGCGATCAGCCTGTTTTCTGCGGCAAGTGTAATTGTTGATGTGGCCCCTGTCTCTGCCAACACCATCGTATCAATGAAGCCTTTGAAGATGGCATACGGGCTACTGACAACCGCCCCGTTAGACAATGTTCCAAAGTAGATGATGGCATCTCTGCCCTGATAATTCTCATTGAGAGCGGCTGACAACAAGTCAGTCGGCACACCAGATAGCGAGACGTTTGCGCCATTGGCTTGTATTGAGGCTGTCTCTGATACAGTTTCCACGCCCAATAATGAACCGGCACCAAAGTAATCTTCTGAGTTGATTGAGATGTTGCCGTTTCCCGTCCAAACTCTGATAGGGTCACCCTCAAAATCTAATTTGACAGCCAGAAACGGTTGCAGAACATCCGCTTCCAGTTGTGTAATCATGTTTGATGTGACATCTCTTGCCATTAGGCTATCCTAAAAATATTGAACCTGCCGCCGTTGGCTAGGGCTTTTACAGTGCCAGAGCCAGAGCTTCTTTCTGCCACCACTTGGAAAACATCGTTAGCGGTGACTGTAAATATAATAGATGCTGAAGCCGTGGTTGCGTCTTGCGCGTCGTTTCTATTGTAAGTGTTTGACAAAGTGCCAGCAATATCGCTGTAAGAACCCCCTGATGGTTTTTTCTGCATTTTGATTGCGGCTTCAGTTCTGGATGCTGTAGCACTTTGTCCAATTGTTACTTGATAAGAAAACATATAAGTCCCAGCAGTGCTAACCGTCACCTCGCCGCCGCTTTCAGTGAAAACTGAACCTACGTTTTGTCTGTTTGTCTGAAAGTCTAACGCCGCAAATGATGTTCCCAAATCTTGATCAGCACTAATATAAGAATCATAATAAGCAGTTGCTGGTGTGTTACCAATGAATGAAGTAGCTGTTACTGTACCATTTACGTCAAGAGTGGTTGCGGGTTCTGTTTTGCCAATACCAACCTTACCGTCAGCTACGACATTCAATAAGCTATCAGCATTCCAGAACCCAATTTCAAAACGGTTTGAAGTGCTACCACTGCCAGCGTAATAGAAACTCAAAGTGGAAGTATCATAGTTGCTTGCATCTTTACCCAGCATTATCTGGTGCCGTTGTCCCACCCCTATGCCGCTTCTATAAGCCTCAATCGCTTTTCCGAAATTATTGCTGGTTTCGGAATTGTTGAGCATCAAGTTTGCACTGCCGTTTACACCATCACTGGTAATCGTCACATCATCAGCGAATGTAGAACCAGCATTGAATATCGCTTTGCCAGCCGCGCTCATATCAAGCGTCAGTGCTGTAATATCTGAAGTGCTATCTGTGCCTTTGAAGATAATATCTGTATCGCCGCCCTGAGCATCAATTGTGATATTACCTGATGTGGTGGCTATACTTACGGCGGCATCGCCCGTTGTTATGTCATCAGCCGCAACAGAACCACCGCCACCGCCGCCTATGCCAAGATTGGCTGGGGTGATTTTCTTCATCGTGCCGCCATCGTCCACTAGGACAAAATCAGCATCAGAGGAACTGGTTGTTGTTGTTGGAGTATCAGAGTTGCCTGTTGTCAGGACTGTGCCAGTAGCGTCAGGCAACGTAATAGTGCGGTCAGCTGTTGGGTCAGTAGCAGTGATGATGGTTTCGTGTGCATCCGCAGTTGCGCCTTCCAGCACAATGTTTGACTGCGTTAGCAGGTTGCCAGTTACGCCTATGCCGCCCGGTTCAATGCTGTCAATTCCAATTTGAACGCTTTCTGCGAAGGTAGAGTAGCCAGCAGTAGAGTAGCCAACATCGCCGGGGTCACTGGCATCTGCCACACCAGTTTTAAGAATGACATTGCCGTATGAACTACCACCCTCGTTGTCATCAAGGTTCGCTTCATCAAGAAACAAAACTAGGTTATTGGTCGCGTCCGCAACATAAACCTGTATGACCGCTCCAGCGTATGTTTTATTGGCGTCTGTACTAACTTTAATTCGGATTGCTGTGACAACATCGGTGCCAAACGTACTGTTGGCAATAATTTGAAGACCTTGATCGTTTGCAAACAGAGACTGGGCGTAGAACGTCATCGCCTGATGTCTGCTTGAGGTTATATCTATCAAAGAAAACTTGGCGTGGAATCTTTGGTTAGCCCCTTGTGGGCTATCATCGCGTCCCTGAAACACTGCAATAGTGAACCAACCGACTGCAAGATTAGCCGTCATTGTTTGTTGGTCTACGACGCGCACCAACCCATTCCTGTCGGGCAGTCTTATGGTGCGATTTTCAAGAGTTGGCGTAATGGGATAGAGGCTGGTGTTGAAACTGCCGTTGTACTGATACCAGATAAGCTGGTTTTCTGCACTAAAGTACAAAGCGTCGTTATCAAATATATAGGTGGCGGTGCTTGACCCAGCTTTCATTTGGTTAAATTGTATTCTACCATCTTCACTGCCGTCTGTTACATCCCGTGTTATAGAATAAATTTCATTATAAGTAGTTGTTTCGCTGGCACTGTTTGGTGCTTGAAAAAAAATAATTGAGGTTGTGTCAAAATCTGCAACATCGCTAGTGTTGTTGCTGCGGAGATAAACAGCTGGCCTGCTGTCTGTATCGTCACCCTGAATAATTAAATTATTTGTATCTATAACGCCATTGGTGCCGTCAGAGTAAATCTCCATGTCATCGCCAGCACCAAACTTTAACTTGGCGTTGTCGGCAAACTCTAAAGCATCGTCACTAGCATCCCACACAACATTGTAGTTTGCGCCTGTAAGGGTCAGGTCATCTGTAAAGGTAATGCCTGTGCTGGTCGTCTCTAGGCGGTCAGTGTTGTTATAAAACAACTTGACATGACCGTCACTGCCGCCGAACTCAGCCATTTTGTTGGCGTTTTCTGCGCGTTCAATAAGCAAGTTATTTGGGGAGGTGCGATAAACTATATCAACGCCATTTGTGGTGCTTGAATAGTCAGAGCCGTCTCGGTAGCGCATGAAGTTGGGTCCACCGCCGCCTATATCCAGAACAGGAAGGGTGCCATTGCTGTTGGCTATGATTTGTTCGCCGCTGGTCATTGTGACATCGCCAGTGAACGTGCCGCCAGAAAGGGGCATAAATGAGCCGCCGCTGGAAATCTCTTTCACAGTGCCGTCTGAATGTTTGGTAAATAGCTTGGCGTCAGCGGTATTAACTGCCAATTCTCCGACTGACAGATCACTCGCTGATGGTGTGTCGCTTGCTGTTGAGGAGCGTTTTATCTGAATGGTGTTAGCCAATGTTCACCCCTACTTTTTGCTTGGCCGTCCTCTTTTTCGCGGACGGGTGGCTTCAAACTTTTCTTTCCACACAAGGCCGTTTTCACGTTCCATCTGTAGTGCTGTTTTGAGGCTTGCAACCTCACCCCTGATAGTAGACAGCGCGACAAGCAAGTCAGCGTTTTGATCTTCAAAGGCATCCTTGTTTGTGGACATGGCTTTCAACTGAGCCTGCGCCTCGCGTACCTGTTTCTTCTGCGTCTCATAACCAGCCAGAGCCTGTTCGTATTGAGCTATGGTGGCTCTTGCTACTTTTAGACTTGCGGCGGCTTCCAGATATTTGCCAATGATCTCACCCAAGTATTCTTCCTGCGCTTTTGCTAACGCTTCTACAACAGTAGTTTCCATTAATAAGTGCCACCATCAATCGTTTTGTTATCAAGGGTTTGCGCGTGACTTGCGAATACAAAGGTGTCATTGCCGCTGAGTAATGGCAACGTGACCGTCCTGTCTGCCGCCAACTCTGAAACAGCAAACACATATTGATGATCTGCGCTGGTGTCATTAATTTGCGGCGTTGTCATAACTGGGCTGGTAAGTGTTTTGTTGGTCAGCGTCTGGCTGTCACTTGTTCCCACAATCGTGCCGCTGGGGGCGTGTTGCCCGTCTAGCAAATCAGCGTTGAGGTTTGTCACCGCCGTGGTTGATGCAATGACTAACGGCGCGGTGCCTGTGGAAAGGGTGCTTGTGATCTGACTTGAAGCTGAGATGGTAGCTGTGTTCACTTGTGAATTTATGTGAAGATTGCTGAACTTTAGTGAGGCTGTACCAAGGTCTTGCCCCGCATTGGTGGCAGGCGCAAACGCAGTGCTTGTAAGCTTCAATTCATCAGAGCCAGCAATCTTGATATCTATCTGGTCATCAGTGCTTGCGTGGATGCTGGTATCCGCATCGGCATCAAGGATAAGCTCTGTGCCGTTCATATCCAGACTTGTGGCTATGGTTGCGGCGGTGATGGTGGGCGACCCAGCAAGGTTACCTTCAATATTAGCTATCAGGGTCTGCTTGTTAAAACCTGTGCCGCTCTTATTAACTGTGGATGTTGGCTCTGCTTGAAGGCCATCAAACAGGATGAACTTTCCAGAATCATCCGCATCTCTTGCAAAACCCGCAAACTTGGTTGTGGCTGATTCCACATATTTGCCATAGAAGCCAAGGTCAACAGAGTTGGTCGTATTGTCTTTTGCCAGTTTAAACAGCGGGTCAGCAATTGAGACTGTAGTGGAGTCAATGGTCGTGGTGGTGCCTTCAACATCCAGATTACCAGTGATAGTCAGGTCGCCCGTGAAGGTGTCATTCGTGTTGCTTCTGAGGAACGCCCCCTCACCGCCTATCAAGCGGATGTTATCTGATGCATCACGATAGAAAAGTATCTGCGTTGCTTCAGTGAACGCTAATTCACCCTGCGCTATGTTAGAAGTAGTTGGCGCATCTGAGTCTGAGGTGTTCCGTTTTATCTTAATTGTGTTCGCCATCAGTATGTCCCCGCGTCAATTTCCTGAGTATAAACCCATTCATCACTAGAATTGCTAAACACTATGAAATCGCCGTCAGACGGTGCTGATGTTGGGACGTCCTTGCCCCCTATGGAGCTTGTGCCAGACGGCCCCTGTGGGCCTTGTGTGCCGACTGAGACTACTTCTATAGCGGTAGATAGCACCTCAACTCTGTTTTCTACGTTTTCGATAGACACAGCATTGGTTGACTGCGTGACAGTCAGATTCGT